GCAGTGTTGACGGATCCAAATGCACCTGCGTAGGTAACTCCAATGTTGCCAAAGATACTGCTTCCATTCACATTAGAGATATTACCACTGAAGTTATAGGCAAACAAATTACCTGCAAAAAGATTTCCCGAGATACCAGCACCGCCAACTACAGTTAATGCACCGTTAGTGACATCAGTGGAGTTTACGCCAGATGTTGCAACTAAATTGCCAAATATTCGTGCTACCCCTGACACATTGGCAGTGCCTGTAACAGTGAATGTATCTACTAGACTGTTGGTATTGACACCAAATCGAAAGTTGGTGAAATCCATATAGGTCAACGGTTTACCATTTGTGGTAAACGCAAGATCTACACTTTGTCTGTCTAGGTCGGAAAAAAGTAAAGCGCCGCTTATTCTGCCAATTGCCACGGCTGCTCCTTATGCAGCATCAGTGCTGTTGAGGTTGTGTACTACTACAATTTTGTTAGGATTCACTCCTGGCGCAGGAGGAGGGCTGGTGAATGTGATAGTGGTTGTACCATTCGTGGTATAATTTATTGTGGGCTGCTGATAAACACCGCCAATTGAAACCAGTACAGCGTTGTCGCTTGATTCTATTTGACTCATTGTAAATGCGGTGGTTACACCATCGCCAGTGAATTCATCTACTGTGATGCTTACCGAACCAATTTTGGCCACTTGATTCCAAACACTGGCAAAGTACATTTCTATTCTGTTGTTTGATATGTTAAATCTGACCTGTCCATTCACTGGTTGGTCTGGTCCAACACTGTTACTACCAATAGGCAATTGTATTGCGTAGCTACCGCCCAACAATTGTGTGTTTTTTAAATAGCGTCCCATTAGTTATACACCTATAGTGCTTACAGTGGCCACAATGGTGTTACCAACATTGGCATTTGCTCTAATTGTGTCGCCTTGAGCCAATACCAGTTTTTCCCAGTCAACAATATAGGTATCCCCGGATGTGATCAATTTGTTCTTGTACACTATGTTGTTGGCATTGGCCTCAAAGCCCGCAGGAACAACATGCAAGGTAAAGGCTGTTGCTGCTGTGTTTGTGTTGCAAAAATACATGGTAGTTACCGCTTGTCCACCAACGCTGGTCACTGTCAATACATTGGCTGCTGCCTGTCCTGAGTCTACTAAAACTGTGTTGTGAATTGCCATTTTATATCCTTATAGTACCAATGCGTAAACTTGTGCGCTGGTTACTGCTGTTGCTGATCCGGTCTGAATTGATTCGTATGTTGATCCATCGTTTGTTAAAGTCCAGGCCCCTAATGTTTCGTTCCAAAGGATTGCCACATTTGCATACGATCCTCTATCAACCTCAATACCAGCTGTGTTTAGTGTTACACCTGCCCCAGTTTCCCCTGCATTTAAAGTTATGGTATTATCTGTAATATTAAGATCCGTTTTGGTTATAGCAGTGGCATTCCCACCAACATACAAGTTTCCTTGTACAAAAACCGTGTTAGTAGCCAGTGTAATATTTGCACTGGGCGTTATTTTGTTAGTAATTGTGTAATCGGTGTTTAGACTTTTTACCGCTGCCATTTTTTTAGATCCTTATCTAGTGTATTTATCTAGTATAAGGTTTGGTCTAGTCAATAATTGACCCGCCGAAGCGGGTTTATTATAGTGCAATTGTGTTTTAGTGACATTCAACGTTAGCAAATGTTGAAGTTGCTACACTATCGCTAGTTCTCCAACGATATCTTACATCGTTAGTATCCCACACAAATTTGTTTGATATACGCTTAACATAAAAACGAGTATTGCTGGTGTTGTATCCTGTAACTGTCATTTCACTTGCGCCTGTTGCTGCGGCTGCATTTGCTGCATCTGCTCCTGCTGCTAATGTAGCGATAGTAACACTGGCATTGCTATGTGTATGACTTTCAGTTGCGCCTACCGCATTAGCGACCATGAACTTTTTTGAGCCTTTTTGTGCAATAATATACGCATTTGAATGTAGGATACCTGCGCTTGTTTCAAACTGTACTTTAACAGTTTTTACACCTTGTCCAGTTACCCACTGTGGACGACCACCTGTTCCACCAACGGAACTGATTGTTGTGCTTACTTCTTGATCAACTAGTGTACCGTCACTTCTCTCGTGACTAATTTTTAGACCTTTTGCCATTTTAATTTCTCCTTTAATGTTAGCGTTCTAAGCTATACGCGGTTGGCTATCCGGCATAAACTCCAGTTAAGGAGCGAACTCAATATTTATCTAGAAATTGATCAAAATGCCTATACAAAATCCGATAATATTTTATAATGATGACTGTCTTTATTAAAGTGGCAATTATCAAAATCAAACATAGATATTCTTTTTTTCTGTACCCAGTCTGAAATTATTGAAGAGCTATGTTTAAAATTACATTCCATGTAATTATAGTGTATGTGTTTCATGTCTATTGAAAAATTTCCAGTACTTTATTTTTTAAAATTTTTTGAAAATTAGAAAACAAACTGCCTGACAATAAAAAGTTTCTGTTGTATATTCTTCTTTGTTTCGTCTCATAATAGATTTTGTCCCAGTCTAGTAAAGCCAAGTTACACATCAACTCTTTTATCTTTTTTAATCTCAAAACAGGATCTGGTTCTGTGTCATAACTGTGATCAATATAATCATCAAAAACATCAAGTCCTAATCTTCTTAAATTTTCAACTGTGTTAACACCGCCAATAAAAATAGCTAGCTGTTCTGTTAAAAATGGTTTGATTGATTTCTCACTCACAAATCCTGTTTGAAAGTCATGCTCGGTAGCTATATTAACATATGAGTTGACATAGGCGTCATGGATCCAAAATGGAATCATCTTATTTGATTCTTGCGGGCACTTTGCTGGATGAAAATAGCTAAATTCCTGCAGTGTATGGCTATCATAATAGCAAGAATAATATTTAACTTCATTCTCAAGATCTCGTTTTTTGGGAAATGTTTTATAGTCATCAGACATAGAATAAAGACATTTGCTTAATAGATTATCTAAAAATAAATGATATAAATTAACAATTCTATGAGCTTTGCCGCGTCCATTTAATGAACTAAAAATATAATTTCGTTTACGGTCATTGGGTTCATATAGTTCTATTCCCAAAGTATAAATTGGATCGTCTAATGCAGTTGGCCAAAAATCTAATTGTAAAGTATTTTCACTTTGAATTGATCTGTTCCATGTAATATGTAACCATGGCTTTGATATTAGAATTTTTTCAAGATATTCATTATCAATATAATAAGGATGTGAGATTTGTGGAAAAATTACTAAATCTACTGCATCAGAATCTATAAACGATAAGATATCATCATCAAGATAACCAGATGGCTGTAAAAAATAAACTGATAATTGTTTTTCATTTAATGAAAAACATTCAACTAGATTAAAAATGAAAAAATTAATATCTGAATGTGAAAATGTGACTTGTTGATATGGTGCGTCATAGAATGGCATACATTTATTTATAATTAGACACATCTCCAATTGTATCAATCATTGAATAACAAGGTGCTTGCAATAGGATCGTAAATATTTTTATCAATACGGCATAAACTCATTAAATGAGCGAACTGTGTATTTATTCTTTTAATGCTTTTACAATAGGATCGTAGATGTTTTTATCAATTGTACAACTATTAACAAGATCAAAATTGTGTTTACGTCTTTCTTGAGTACATTGTAATATATAATCATGATCCAAATCAATCACAGTGTCTATTACTGCATGCATGGCAACTATTCTTTGTTTCCAGTCTGTTATTGAGTCGTACTTGGAATGATCAACAATGTCGTCGAACATGTCAAATCCCAAATCTCTAAGATGTGATACTGTGCCTGCTGCTGCACAAAAAATAGGTATTTGCTGAACATACAAACATTTAAATGTTTTTTCGCTTAGTAGTGGTTCAATTACTCTACTTTCTGCTACTAAATGGAATAAACTCTTGGTGTAGATATCAATGTCCAATGCTCCCATTGAATTAATCAAAGATAAATTTGTGTCATTTACTGATGGCCATGTGTTGTATTCTGAAACGAATTGTTCAAGCTCTTGAAAAAATTCTGGGTCTTGGGATTCTGTGGGTATTGAAAAATATTCAAGATCTCCATTTTTCCAACAGGTGAATAATATTCTGTTAAAATACTTCTGCTGTTTTAATTTTTGATAATTGTAAATTTTTCCGGCTCGGCCGTTGTTGAAATTTCTACCTGCACACGATAATGGATAGGACGGAACTATGTGTTGACCTATGGGTTTGTGCTGCACAAAAAATAACCAGTTGGGATAATAAAAATTGCATTTAGTTGATTTTTGATACAGAGTAAAATCGTAAGATAGTACTATTGTTTTAACAGGTGCTTGCTCTAGATTGTCTGGTGCAACAGGCCATCCGTGCAAATCAAATAGTATTACTGCATTGGCGCCAAATGCTTTTGCTTTTTGATAAAAAGCAATTGCACCATTGTCAATAATCATGCCATTATATTCATTTAATAGAACCAATACAACTGTAAAATTGTCCAGGTCTGGATAATTTGATTCAAAATAATCAACCATATGTTGTAAACTACGTGTTGGTTTGAATTGTGTGTCAACTGTTATCATTGATTGTGCAAGAGTTTACTCAATTGTTGGATACACAATTGATCTATCGTATTGCTATAAAAGTGCTCGCAGTTTTTTTCTAATCTATGTTTAACATCAAGATTGTTAATAAAATCTGTAAGATTTGTTGTGTACAAACTATCTAACAGTTGGTGTACTTGATCAATTCTATTAATAAAAGGTTCCGGAAATCTACCAATTAATCCTAACCCAATTGAGTCGTATTGCGTGTGATCAACAAAATCGTAAAACAAATCAAATCCCAATTTGCTTAACATGTTGCAGGCACCGGCATGTGCTAGATACACTGGAATTTGTTTGGCTATAAACGGCTTGAAACTTTTCTCTGACAGTATTTCAATTTCCATACTGTGTTCCATAACAAGATTACATGCAGCATCAACATGCCCAGGAAACAAAGTGTTCATTGCACTCTGTGATTCTTGATTGTACAAATCATACTTGTAAAATTGAATAGTATCTTTTATTTGACTATTCCAGATATCAATTTGATCTTGACGAATTTTTCCTATATTTCTTATATCAAATTTTGAAATTTGTGCATGCGGATGATCGTAAATTGATACCAACCAGTCTGATCTGTTTCTTCTAAAACATTCAATATAATTATAAATTTTTTCTGATCTATAATTGCTCATGTTATTACAACTAAAATTATATTTTCTAGCTGTTGGCCAGTCAAATTGTTTATAATTGCATCTTGATGCATGGTCTCTTAGTTCAAAATACCAATGTGGATAAAAACATTCGTTGCTAGTAATATTATTCCAGTATCTGTAATCAGCAGTTAAAAAATACAATCGAAGATTTAACTGATTAGCGATTTTTTCAAGTTCACTCTTTGTTTCCACATACTTTTCGTCAGTGTCAAAAAAAGGATGTTGTTCTACTACAAGCATTGCTGGGTTTTTTTCTGCAACAGCAGCAAGATGTTGTTCAATCTTTTGTTCGCGATTAACAGTATACATGCAGTGATCAAAATCAAATGCAGCAAAATTGTTTGCCGCAATCCAGTTGTATATGATAGTGCTGTATTTTTTTATTCTTGGTAGATAATCAAAATGGGAGATCATTCAAATACTTATCTAACAAAAAACCGCCTTGCGGCGGTTTAATGTTTCCCATCCCGAGTGGAAAATTACTGAAACGATAGGTTAGAAACAGCAATCTCACCCAAGTAGTCAGCAGCGTTACCAAACGATGACGCTGTGTTAGTTAACTCAACATAACCGTAACGGGTCATAAAGCCAACTACTGGTTCGAATGTTGCTGGATCCAGTACAACGCCAGAACTCATTAGCGGAATATATGGGCAGTAGAACGCGGCTGCATCGGCCTCGCTTGAACCCTTATAACCAACTAGAACTGCTTGGCTATCGCTAGCATAGCTGTCAACATAGATACGCATTGCACCGTTTAAGGTACCAACAAACTTGGTGTTGGTTGGTGCTTCAAATGTGCCTTCAGTTGTACGTGCAAATGCTGAAGTGGTTGCGCTCTGTAGTACAGTTAGAGCTGCTGGACTTACAACTGCCCAGTTACCAGCGCCACGACGTGTACGTGAAGCGATTAGGTTTGCTGTACGATTGATTAGAACAGCCAATGCAGCGTGTTCGTCACCAACGAATGTAGCAGTACCACTTACAGCGGCTTGGTCAAATGTAAATTCAGTTGCTGCCAAGCTTCTTAGTGAACCTAAGATTTCTTGATCAATTTCAACTGTAATTTCTTGAGCAAGTGCTGCCATGATTTCTGCTTCGATGTCTAAACCATGCATGGCTTGAGCATCTTGTGCAGCTTCAAAAGTCCAGCGAGCACTTAATTTACGAGTTTTCGCTTCAACAACTTGCTTCAAGATTTGTACATTGATTCTATTACCAGGTACACCTTCTAGTGTACTAGTAGTAGCTGCCTTGCCAGTTACGGCTGTACCACCTGGGGTTAAACCAGAGTATGCAACAGCAATCTTGAATGGGCTTAGTGCTTCATCACCAGCTGTGGTACCAGTAGCGTATGGACTAGCGGTATCAGTGGTGTTGTCTGCATAACGAACACGTAGTGTGTGGATCTGAGCAACAGGTCCAGTCATTGGCTGAACACCAACGATTTCGTTTGCAATAACTGTTGGCATCACACGTCGAATAACTGGTAGAATTACACGATTTAGTGTTGCAACGTTTGAAGCGGCTGTGGCACCAGCTGTAGCTGCTTCCATCAAGTGTTTACGAGTGTTTTCAAGAACTACACCCATTGTGGTTCTCTTAGAACCGTTTAAGCCTTCTAACAGAGCGTCTTTAGTTTCGCCCCAACGGCTTTCTAGTAATGCTTGTGTCATTTTTATTCCTTTTCTCCTATTTAGGGTTTACTTTAGCCCTGCTAAACGCTTGATCTCAAAAACGTTATGAACATTTTCTTCGACTGTAGTTGTATTAGCAGATTTATCACCAGTTACTTCTACACGGCTTTCCGATAGCATAGTTTTAGTATTTGCCATTGGCTTTTGTGCTGTGTTGTTTAGAACAGCTGGTAGATACTTTTCGTATGCACTCTGCAATTTTGCAGTCTGCACACTCTCAAGAAGTTCGCTCATAACTGCTGCTTTCTCCTTGTTTAACGGTTTCAAAAGATTTGCCATAATGTCACGGCGTTCAGTTGATTCGCGTATAATTTTAATTTCTTTTTCTTTTGATTCAACGATCATTGCAGCTTGTTCAACATGAGCTTGTGCTTCTTGCAAAGCCTGCTCTTTGGCAGCAACAACAGCTTGTAGCTTGCGAATCTCTTTGTTCTCATTTAAATGAGTAACTGCAAATTCACTAGCAAAAGCTTCAAAGATTTGACGACCAAACATGTTCTCACGAGCCATGTGGATATCTTCTTTGAGTTGAGTCATTTCTGACTCTAGTTTTCTGGTAATTGATTCTTTAACTAGTTCTGCAGAACGAGCGATGAAATTTTGTTGTAGTTCAGCAAGTTTATCTTTGGCACCAGCGATTAAGCGTACTTTTGTCTCAACCACTGCCTGCTTGTCTTGCTCAAACTCTTGAATTTCTTCCGCTAATGACTTGATAACAAATGATTCTAGCCTACTTACACTGTTCTCATATTGCTTACGGTCTTCACGCAGTTCTCGGATTTCTTCGGCCAACTTGCCAACTAAGAAATTGTTAAACTTTTCGCTGCTTTCCATCATGTGAACTTTAAATTTCGCACGATCTTCTGCTAGAGACTGTTTCTCTGCTGCAAACTCTTCAAGTTCGCTTTGCAGACTTTCAGTTACCATTTTGTCTAGAGCTTCAACCATAACTTGTTTGTCATGCTGATAGCGTTGAGCAAATTCTTCACGAAGTTCTGCACGAACTGTTTCACGAGCTTCTAGCAGTTTTGCTTCCCAAGCTTCGCTAATAGCTTGCTTGGTATCTTCGTTTATGATGCCGCTGTCTACCAATGGTTTGATAGCATCTAATAACATCAGGTTTCTCCTATTTTAACTTAAGGTCATTGATTAGGCGTGTAATGCCTTCTTTCAGGTACTTCTGTACTTTTTGATCTTGTGTGGCATCACGAGCCACATCTAACACTCGGTGCCCATGCCGCATATTCATCAAGCTCTCATAGATTGCTTTAGGGTATGCATTTGGGGCACTAGGTTGTGCTACAATGTCAACGGTAATGATATCAAAACCGCTTACATGTCCGTTGTCGCCAACTTCTCCGCTTCCTCGACTACTAACACCTAATTTAACACCCGAAGTGATCATAGCTTTTACAAGCTCGCCCATTGGGGTTGGCAGTATCTGTAATTTACCGTGTCCGCAAGGACCGTCAATCCACATACCATTAATCATATGCGACACACGATCCAAATTGATTTTTAGGTCATCGGGGTGATCAACTTCGCCAAGAACACTATGTCCGTTCTTAATTTGTTCGTTGATACTTTCTACGGCTCTAGAGATTTCATGAAGGGGATAAACGCGATTGTTGGCGTTTTTTACACCACCTTGAATGAATATCCCCTTCATATACAACTTCTTACCTTCGCCGAGCGCAGAATCTTCAGTTAGCACTTCCATCTGTGCATGGTCGAAGGTAAGATTTTCTCTTAGGTACAAAGCCATATTATTGCCCTAATTAGTTACCACCTGGTTCAATGCTTTTCTTTTGGACAGGCACTGATCCGTCGGTAGTCTGACCTTCACCTTTTTTGGCACTTGCTTTGGTGCTATAAAAATTTTGAGCACCTTTGTTGCCACCAGGCTTATTTACATTACGTGTTGCAACATCAATTTCTCTGGCATTTTTTACTAAATGGCCATCGGCTTTGCCTTTTGGACTAGTACCGTCAGGCGCCTGCTCGCTGCCACCTTTTGCGATATTTTGTGCAGTGCCGCCCATGTCATTTTTACCAGCAACAATCGAATGATCGTTTACATTTACACTGTCGCCGCCGGCTCCGCTGCCTGCCATTGGGCCGTTTGGAGTACCAATTTTTTCAACATATTCGCGCATTAGATCTACCGCAGTTTTTTGTAACGGACGATATGTAGACTCAACTACTTCTTCCGACACTTCTTGATGGCTTGTTTCCATCATTTCGTCTTCTTCCTCTTCCTCTTCTTCACCGTCCA